TTCCGACCGAGGAAGGTGGTTTTCAGCTCGGCGCGGTGCATCCGCAAAATTTTGGTGTGCTGTCGGAAACCACGGTCGGCCTCGATGAGCAGGAAGCCTTTTGCCATGTCAGTTATCCGACCGTTTCCCGGCTGCGTCAGGTTCTTGCCAATCATCCGCGCCGTGAGGCTATTCTGGAAAAAGTGGGCGAGACCCGGCCGGGCGAGCAGGACAGTGAGCGGCCATCCTACTTTCATCAAATGGTGGTGGGTGGTCTCAACCCGCTCGGCGATTACCCTGGAGGGGCACCACGGAGTGAGGCTGCCGGCATCGTCAACGTCTTCCCGATACCAACGCCCTGGCGGCCCAACCGCAAACTCGCGCCCACCGTCAAGCACGTCGAACTCTGGATCAAGGACCGCGACCGCGACGGCGACTATTCCGTCATCCAGATGATCCACGGCCACGAGCCGATCATTATCGAGGGCGACAAAACCCGGCGCAATATCTCAAAAATCCCCGGCCGCAGCTCGTTCGTCAAAATCCAAGCGCAGGTCACTCCCGGCTATTTCTGGGGCCGGTCAATGATCGCCGACGTGCAGATGCTGCAGGATATTTTGAACAAAAGACTTCGTGACTTAAAAGTCATGTGGGACCGCAATGTCGCGGCCCCGCAAGTGTTTTCGGGCTTCACCTCGATTACCGAGGAGCAGTATTTCAAGATCATTTCCGAGGGCGGCTTTATCAATGACCCCAATCCGAACGCATCGGCCAAAAAGCTGGTTGACCCGCCGCCGCAGAACTACTTAGAAGAACTCCAATTTCTCTTCCAACTGTTCGATGAGGCATCGGGCTTCAGCCCGGTGATGTCGGGCCAGGGTGAGCCGGGCGTCCGTGCTGGTGTTCATGCGCAAACCCTGGTCCGCACATCGACGCCGCGCCTGATCGACCAAGCCGCGCGTATCGAGCGCCAGCTCAACGAGAGCGGCTACCTCGCCTTCCGCATCATGCAGGCGATGGACCCGCATATTTACGTCACCGGAGACAACAAGATTGAATTCCGCCTCGCCACCATGCCGGACGGCTTCCAGATACAGGTGGACAGCCATAGCGCGTCGCCGGCTTTCGCCGAAGATAACCGACAGGTGGCCATTGCTCTGGCGCGCGCAGGCGCGGTCGACGCCGAGGACCTGATCCACATGCTGCATCCGCCTGGAGCCGAACTTTTGCTTGCCCGTCTCCGACAACGCCAGAAAAAGGCAGCAGAAACAGCCCAGGAGGAAAAGAAGGAGGAACTGATCAAGGGCGTGCTCGGCTTCCCCTCCGGCGGCAAGAAGTCGTCGGGTGGACGAAAGCGGCAGTGATGTTGTAGCTTTGCCGCAAAACGAGGAACCGGAATGTCGTTTCTCGACAGCGCCGCCGCTCCAGAACAAAACGAAGGTCCGCCGCCGGCAGCCGCAGGCCCGCCCGGTGGTGGCCAGCCCAACCCGCCGCAAGGTGGCGGCCCGATCCTGGCCGCGCTCGCCAACCGGCAACGCGGCCATCAGGTCAGTGCGCCCGGTCCCGGCGATACCGCGTCGTCAATGTCTTTGGTGCAGCACGCCATCGGCATGCTGTCACAAGCGCTGCCCGGACTTGAGCCCGGCACCCCGATCCAGCAGGACGTGCTGAAGGCAACGCAACGCCTCAGCAAGCATGTGCAGGGCTCCAGCTTGGGTGCAGGCCAGCAGAAAACCCACCTCATGGACATGCTGGCCAGCCTCGCCAAGAATTTCATCTTGCAGAACATTATGGGCCAGCAGCGCGGAGCCACGGCTCCGACAGGCGGCCAAGGTGGCGGCCAGCAGGGCGGACCGCCCGGCGCTATGGCTAGTGCCCCGATGCCATCGACACCACTACCCGGCGCGTGATAAATGGGCTGTTACCGAATTGTTGCATTCCGCGAAAGCGGTCCGTCGTCGCGGTGTCCGATCAGGTTCACCGATCTTGAGGCCGCGATCTTCTGCGCCGAAATCTCGCTGCTGCATTTCGGCCCGGAATTCACGATCGCGATAGAGGAGACCTTTGAAGATGGCTCAGAACAGATCATACGACCCGCCGATTACCACGCCGCCAGAAACGCCGCCGAGGACCGTGCTGCAGGTTGATACCCAAAGCGAAGTCTCCGAGTGGGGCGCGATCCCGAAGATCGTGCCGAAGCCCGAAGGCGGCGTGCCGCTGCAGCCGTCGATCGTCGGTAAGTCGAACAACAACTGATCGCCATGCCGCGCACAATTCCGGACGAAGAGTATACCTTCCTCCAAGGCCGCCGGCAGATCGCCGATTTCGTCGAGAGCATCTATCAGGACCCGACGCTGACCAAAGAAGCGCAGGCCCTGATCAAAAAGAAGTACCCCAACCTCGCCATTCCTGATTACGACCTTGAGAGCAAGGTCGAGGCGCGCCTGAACGCCGAGAAAAAAGAGCGTGAGGACCGCGAGGCGGAAGCACGCAAGGCGCAAGAACAAGAACGCTTCCAAAACGTGCGTGGTGACACGCAGAAAAAGTACGGCTTCACCGACAAGGCCATGGAAGAGCTAGAGCAGTTCATGGTCGACCACAATGTCGGCGACTACGAAGTCGCAGCCACCTACAAAGCCAGCAAAGAACCCAGGCCCAGTGACGCGACCTTCAATGATGGTCGGTGGAACCACGACAAGGCACCCGGCTTCACGGAGATTGCCAAAGACCCCGAAGGATGGGCGCGTGGTGAAATTCTCAAGTCGCTTTACAACGACGAAGAGCGTCGCAAACAGCAAAGGTTCTAATCATGCCTATCCTCGGCTCTGGCCTGATCCCGTCCGGCCCAATCGGGCTGGAGCTGGAAGCGACCGTGCGCCGCGTGTTCGCGCAAATGGTCGTCATTCTGATTTATCGACAAAACCCGCTCTTGGCGTTGCTGCTGAGAAATGCCATTCGCGCATCGGGCGGTGTGTCGCCATACACCCAGCCGGTGCAGACAGGGCAGTATGTCACCTCTTCGTGGATTGGGCCTGCGGGTCAGTTTAATCTGCCTACGGATGTTGCCGCCACCGTCAACGCCGAGTTCAATTTATGCGCGTTGGCGACGCCGGTATCTTCTCTGGGCTTGGAGCAACTGGTTACGCAGGACGCTATCGCGGTCGCCAGCCGACTGATGCTGAAGCTGAACGATCTGAAAAACTCGGCTTTGCACACACTGTCGGCTTCGCTGTTTGGATCGAATGCCGGCAACGTCGCGCTGCAGATGTTTGGTTTGTTGGACGCCTACGACGACGGCACCACGGTCGATGTCTATGGCGGCCTGTCGCGCGCCACCTATCCGACCTGGGCTGGTCTGAAAATTCCGGCAGCCGCAGCAGTCCTAACCCGCGCCACCTTCATTCCGATCCTGCTCAATGCCGCCAAACATGCCGGCGGCGAGGCGCTGGATTTCGTGGTGATGTCGATCGAGGATTGGACAACGCTGATGACCGATTTTATGTCGGTCGAGCGCTACAACAATGACCCGGCATCACGCTGGGGCAAGGACGATCCAGTCAATTCCGGCTTCCGCGGTCTGCTGTTGGGTGACACGCCGATCTTCTTCGATCTGAATTGCCCCAAGGGCACGGCGATCGGGTTCAACAGTAAATATATTACTCTTGTCATCCACGAAGACGCGAATTTTGCCTGGACCGGATGGTACTCAACCATTCCGCAAGGCCAAATCGCGTCTGTCGGCCTATCGTTGACCGCGCTCAATCTGGTCTGCAGCAAACCCTCGACCGGGGTATTGATCGAAGGCATCACCGGAGGCGCAACGTTCGGACCTGCGCCGCCTCCATAAGAGCGTGACATGCCAAGCCTCTATCCGAACGGCGATCTCGTTCCGACTGGTCCGAGCCCGTGTGGCCCGCTGCCGCCCGCACTGCCGCCGCGCGCACCGCGCTATGTGATCCCCGGCTCGTTCTGGCTCGACCCGGCCTATGCGCAGCTACCGCGCCCGACTTCGCCCTGGCGCGACGGCTGGCCAATCCCGCGCATTCCCTGGCCGGCCGAAAGTCCAAGCCGCGCCGCCGGCACTGGACTGATCAGTAGCGCGCCGCCATGCCAACCGTGTCCGCCGTGTCCGCCAAGCTGGTCGCCGATGATGTGGTGGTGGCTACAGAACCAGCGCTGGGTGATGCCAGTTAGGGGGCGGTAATGGCCGAGCCAGAGCTACTAGCCGCGCCGGTCGTTTCCAGCGTTGCTCCGACTTCAGGCCCGCCAGCCGGCGGCACCGCGGTCACCATCACCGGCACCGGCTTTACCGGCGCAACATCCGTTCGATTTGCCGGCCAGATAGCGACCAATGTAGTCGTTGTCAGCGACACCTCAATCACCTGCAAGACCCCGCCTGGACTACAAGACGGCAAGGCGGTCATTTCCGTCAGCGGACCCGGCGGCACCGGCACGTCCGGGCTGATCTTTACCTATTCGGGATCGACCGGAACGTCCGACGTATTCCCGGCCTTCGTGCCGATCGTGCCACCGCCGCCGATCGGCAACGCGCAGACTATTCCGACCTTCCCGCCGCCGACCCCGCCGCCCATCGGGCAGGTTCCTGTTGGCCCGCTGGTCGGTCCGGCCATAGCGCCCGCCGCAGTGCCTCCCTCTGTGGCGGGCGTCGTGCAGCCGCAATACAAAACCGGTAGCGCGACGGTGCCTACGGCCGCCAGCTTATTTCCGGAATTCACAACGACGACCGCATACGCCGGCTTTCCGAACAATCCGCCGACTGGCGTGCCGATTGTGTTCTCGAACATCTATACCGGCGGCAATCCACAGGTGACCCCGCCATCGACGCCGACCACCGCGCAGATTACACTCAATGGCGCGTCAAACCTGACGCCTCACCTTGGCTCAACAGATGTTGGCTCAGTACGTCTCGGACACGAGGAACTTGCTGAACGATCAGCAGGGGCAGTTTTTCCCGGAGGCGACGCTTCACACCTACATCAATCGCAGCCGTCGAAGAGTAGCCGCCGCAAGCGGTTGTCTGAGAGTGGTCCCGCCGGGCATTCTGACAATTCCTAATCAGGAAATTTATCCGTTCTCCACCTGGAACGCGGTCGTGCAACAAACTCTGCCCGGCGCGCAGTCCGTCCTCGCCTGCCGCTCGCTCGCTGTCGCCATCGGCGGCAAATGGCAGCAACAGGACAACGGCCAGTGGATCATTGCCGGCGGGGCTTGGAAGCCGCTGTGGCGGCGCATTGTCTGGACCGATTTCCAAGCGCGCTTCCGCATCTATGGCAGAACCTTCCTGGGCGTGCTTTCCGAGCCCGGCTGGTACTCGCAATTCGGCGAAGGCGAGATGGGCTCGCTCTATCTCGCGCCGATCCCCACCCAAGCCATGCCGATGGAGCTTGATTTGTCGTGCGTGCCGTCACCGTTGCTCACCGACAACGATCCTGAGCCAATCCCCTATCCTTGGACTGACGCGGTGAGTTATTGGGCCGGCGTGCTTTCTTTGATGCAGCAGCAGCGCGGCCAGGACGCCTCGGCGCTGGCGCAGGTGTTCAACGCCGAAATGCCGTTCGCCGCAGCGGTGGTTTGTCCACAGATGATCCAGACCGCCTACGGCGCGGCGATGCGCAGCGCGTGAGCTAATGCCGATCCAGAGCGCCAACCCGTTCGAGCTATTCACACTCGACCAGTGGAAGGGGCTCAACCAGCAAGGCCGGCGCGGCTCGATCGACGATCAAGAGGAATGGTGGAACGAAAACCTGTTCGCCATCGGCCCCGGCAATCTGCGTTCTTGCTGGGGTCATGGACCGGCGATTTACACCGCGCCGGCCGGCAGGCAAATCCTCCGCATCTTCTTCGGCTTCATCGGCAACGAAACAGGAGAGTTCAATGTCCCGCCTCCCGGTCGCCTCGGTTGGATGTTCCTCGATGACGGCAGCATCCAACAAGTCGATCTTGACACCCACGCAGTCACACCCGTTGGCGTTGCCTGGGAACCCATTACCCCGCAGTATTGGGCCAGCGCAGTGGTGTGGCGGCCTCAATTCTTCGGTAACACTGCCGGGCAGCAAGGCGGCGTCCTCTTTGGCAGCCCCCTCGGATTGTACGCATGGGATGGTACAACACTTTCCGCGCCCGGCTCTCCCGCGCCCGACTGGCTGACCGAAGCGCTGGAAACGCCGAGCCCGCCGGTCACCTACACCATGCCGGTCGGATTGCCCGGTATCTACGCCATGGAGGTGTACCAAAGTCGTCTGTGGGTGGCCGGAAAGGACGTTATCTCGTTCTCAGCACCATCGAATGGAGCCGACTTCTCGACTACCGATGGCGGCGGTAGCTTTGGCTACTTCGGCAATAAGCTCACCTACAGCTTCAACGATCTGGCGGCCTCGGCCGGTTATTTGTACTGCTTCGGCGACAGCTCGATCGACCTGATCGCCAACGTGCAGCTCTCTGGCCAGGGCACGCCGCAAAATCCGTTCACCACCAACTTCAACTACGAAAACATCGACCCCCAGGTCGGCCAACGCTTCCCGCGCCCGGTGGGCCGCCTCGGCCGCTACTTTCAGACCTTCAACGGTGCCGGCATCTTCGAGTGTCGCGGTGGCGAAGCCGGCGAGATCGGCAATCGCGTCACTAACATCTTCAACACACTCGACACCTCGACATTCTTGCCGACCATGTGTCCGGCGACGATGTTTGGTTTCAAGGTTCTACTCTGCAACGGAAAATTCACTGACCCGTGGGGCGTCGCCCGTTCTTTGTTGTTGATGTACCATCCCGGCCAGCAGCCGTTCTGGTCAGTGGCCTCGCAAAATCTCAATCTCACGAATATCGGCGCTTACGAGCAGGACAGCATCATCACGCCGTATGGCACGGACGGCACTTCGCTCTATCAGTTGTTTGCCCAGCCTGACCCGAAGCTGATCAAGAAGCTGGCGACCAAGTTCTTTCGCGGCGCGGGGCAGAAACAATTGATCATCAAGAACTGGAAGCGGCTGTTCCTGGAATTTTACGACAATTTCGGCGGCGGTGTGTCACTTACTGGCAAGCTGATCACGGCCGGCGGCGGCGTGCCGGGCGGCTCCGAGGATATCGGCTTTGAGCTAACTGCAGGAACCCACTTCGCTTTTGAGCCGCAACCAACCTCGGGCGGCGGCATCGCCGGATCGGTCGAGCTGCAAAGCTTCTCGCCGGATTTCACAATCGAGCGTTTGCATGTAGGATCAGAAGACCGAACGTTGTTCGGTGCCTGATGTCAGGCAACCCGCACACACTCGCGCACATCGCGCAAGAGGAGAAGAGCAGATGGGTAACCTTGAAACCGCAGTTCGTGAGCGTCGTGGTCGTCGCCGTGGCCGCAAGGGCCGTCGGTAAGCACCAATGGCACGCGGCAAACGTCTGAAAATGACCCGCCGCGCCCGCCGTACCAGAGCCCGCAAGGCGAGGAGGCATGGCCGCTGACATTTCCAAGATGCTGGGCCGGCAGCTCAAGAACAAACGC